ACACCACATAAGGGCACGCCTACGGCGTTTTCCAGCCTCACGCTCACGCTTTCCAGGGTTTCTAAGCCGTCTATTACTGCTCATATACGCGGACTGTTACCTCCCATGCCTACTCGACCGTTTTTGCCATTACCATATTTGGGGCCCCAAATGGACCCCCGGGTGCCTGGGTCTACCCAGGCGCTATCTAAACGGGCTAAATCGGAATGCGGCGTTAATGCCTGATTAACAAAATTGTTAAGTTTTGTTAACCCGGCCCCGCGCCGGAGTTTATCCGGATAACCGACTGCCGCCCTGGCATTATCATTCAATTTCAATCAAATCATCTTCTGTGACTCGCCCAAAAAATTCAATGTCGCAATGGTCACATATGACATGGACATCGACATAATTTTTAGACGCATCTCTAAGCGAGTCAATAAACACACAATCTCGATGATTTATACTTTCTTTACATTTTGGACATTTCATTTAATTTATCCCCTTCCCAACCTTATCCAACAAACTCGATATATCATGTCTCTTCAAATACTCCGCCCCGGTAATCTCCTCATCACCCCCCTTTGCAAAGGGGGGCAGGGGGGATTTATCTTCTGACCGTCTCATCCTCTTATTTTCTCGCTCTTTCTCTTCTTTCGCGGTCATCCCCTCGGCCGATACCCTTTCAGGCCTCCGCACCTGTACGGGCGAAAAATCTTTCGCCCCTACACCCGACCCCTGACCCCTGGAACCCAGCAGCACCCTCTTAAGATAATTATGATTTTTAAAACCATATTTCTCGGTATCACACACGGCCCTGAGAGCCCCCAGGATCGCCGCACGATCCGTCCGGTACCTCTTACCGTCACATTCGAATTCGGCCTTCTCAAACAGCATTTTTATTTCAGTCAGCAGCCGTACTTTTTTCTTTTCACCAACCGACCCCCACTGGCCCGCCCGGAAACAATCAACATACTCATTAACCAGCGGCCACACATTCCCAAAAAAAGCCGCAAGGTCAATCAGATCATCCCGGATACCCTCCCGGATAAGGTCATCAACCGAATACTTAGAATGACAAACAGGACAATGCAGAACCATAATCAATCCTCAAATATCGTGATAATAATTTTCACAATGGCCCAAACAAGCGTCGAAATTCCAACCAGATACCCAACCGCAATAAAAATTTCAGCCATTCCCCCCCCCTATCAAATCTCAAATCTTAAATTTCAAATCTTATTTTTGCATCTCAACTCTCATCGCGAAGCAATGAGCACCGCTCGCCTGCTACCCCGCCCGATCCTCCGGGCGTCACGAACCGACCCGACCAAAACATCAATGGCCTCGGTATGTCGCGCGGCCATCAAATCCTCGATCACAAACACCCCGAAACCTGCGATATACACAGATCTGCCAAACGTCCAACCATCGTCAAACAGATCCCTGGGCACCGCCACCGTCCGACCAGGCACAGGCTTTGTCATCATTGCCGTATTATCCGGGTCCGCATCGCACTCCGCTACTCGTGCCGTGTACGCCGTAACAGTAACGTCCCGGTGATACTTGGCCTCAAGCCGCCCCTCCAACTCATAAATATATGCCTCCTGGACACTGATCAGATCCTTGCAAGATGCAATTTCATCATGCTGCCGACAAATAGTGCGAGTCTGGTCAATAACCATCCACTGATACAGCACCATTATTATTATAGCCAGTATAGCCCCTATGATCTGATCACGTTTCATCAACACCCCGTAGGGGCGGGCCTTGTGTCCGCCCGTGTTTGTCTTTGTTTGTCTGTGCCTGTCTGTGCCTAATCCTTCAACCCTTCCACCACAGCATCAATAACCCTGCGTTCAATCCGCGAAATAAACGCCATCGCCACTGCCCGGTAAGTCTCGCTGTTGTCAACCATAACCGCCTGTACGGGCGAAAGATCTTTCGCCCCTACGGAGGCATCAATAATCTCCGGTACAGGAGCAGCAACACCCTGTGTCTCTTCGATCTTTATCTTCGGAGCAGCCTTTTTTCTTTCCCCGCGCCTTGATGGCAATGGGACAATTGTTTCGTCCTTCCCTTTTTGCCATCTGTAATAATGCAGACCGCACAAACCTCTGTTTTGCACCGGCTTCTCACACCCCTCAACAATGCAATTTCCTTCTGTATTTGACATCCCATCCTCCTCACGGGCGGACACAAGGCCCGCCCCTACATGTTTATCCTCAACAGACGCGGCCCGCCGCCGTGCCTCAACCTTCTCTATAATATCCAACCTGGGCGGCGCTTTTACCCGCCCCCGTACGGGCGAATAATCATTCGCCCCTACATACTCGCGATTCGCATAATACTGCCGGCACCCCTTGCACATGTTTACGCTACACATATTTTCCTGTCTGGCGTGTTCCGTAATGCACGCGGATCGACGCATTCGCATATGCAGCCGCTCGCAATAAAAATAATCCGGTCCGGACAATATATCTTCAGCAATTTGATCCATCTCTTTGCGTCCTTCGCGCCTTTGCGGTGAATCTCATCACCAAACCTCCGTCTGCAACCAAGCCACCGCCTCCTCAAACGCCTCTTCATACCCGTCGCCCATTTTCCGGTACAGAGCCCGCTGCATGTCCGCCGGCAGCTCCTTGTAACATCGAAAACAAAACGAATTACCAGGCTTTTTCACCCGCCCGCAAAGGCACTCCTCCGATTTATAAGTCTCCAAATAAAACGCCCAATCGTTTTTCTTAACATCTGCGTCCATCTGCGTAATCTGCGGATTCATATTCTTTTTCCTTCCGGCCTCTATAATAAAAACAATCCTGTAAATCCCGTAAATCCTATCAAATAATTTCAATAATCTCGCACTCACAGCAAGTCGGATGCACGCTCCCATTCAGCACATGTCCGTAATGATCCGACCGCTCATTTTCACAAATCAAAATAACCGCCGAAATATCGCCGGCATGTATTACTCTCCTATGCATGCACTCGATACATTTTGTCGTCATCTCTTTGTGCACGCCTCTCTCAACAAAAAATGGACTTGTCATCTTCTTATCCTTCCAGCGACGCAACCATCGCCTGCAGCTCCGCCGCCTTTGTCCTGATGCCTGTTATCATATCCTCATACCGTTTTTTCGGTATGAGAACGCTCCCATATTTATCGCCTATCCGGCGCAGTCCGTCCGCGTATTGCTCCGGGTTTTCCGTCATTTTTTTTAAAAACGCGTCCACAACCTCGATCGGTGTGGCATTCCGTCTCGCCGGGATCTCGCTGGCCCGGTCCGTCTTATCAACCAGGTCATCAAATTCAAAAGAGAGCTGCGTCACCAGGTCAACCATAGCACTCTGCTTGCCTCTGCTGGCCTTAACCAGGCCGGTAAGGCCGCGCTTGCGGAACGTGGCATAAAACGCGTCCGCCTCTTCTTTATTTTCCGCAATCCAATACCCGCCGTCCTTTCCGGCCTTGCTGAGCACCGGAATATTATGATCAAACAATAAATGATTATGCAGATACCGGATATCTCTCATGTATGCCTTAATCCGCTGTATAGTCAAAACGCCGGTAATCTCAAACGCATACCTCCGCGCAAGCTCCTCTGCGCTAATTTTTTTGTCCTGCCCTACATGATCCACCCATAAGATACCCAAAAAGGCATTTTCTGCCCGCGTCATGGGCTCCTTCGTGTGCGCCCCTGTCTTAGGATTAATCCCCAGTTCACTAAGATTCATGTTGACCTCCTCCGTAGGGGCGAATAATCATTCGCCCTTACATTCTATGCTCTGCAGCACAGCCAGCAGTCGTTTTAGCCGCACCGCCTCCCCGCACCATCGAAGATCATCCACCCCGCAGATCTTCTTAACCAGCCCGCGCTCCGAATTAACCAAACCATCCTCAACAGCCTCATCCAGAGCCGCCCGAGCCCGCTCCTTAAGCGCATCAACCTGCCCGCGCCCGCTATATTTCGTGTTTTTCGTGTGTTTCGTGGTTCCCTTCCAGCCGTTTTTCTCAAACCGGGCAACAAGCTGTGCCAATTCCCGGTTAGACAAATCCCCAGCCGACTCAACCCCGAACTCCTCACGTAAGATCATCCGGTAAACATCCTCATCCACGCCCAAAGCCTTTTTCGCAATATGCACCTTAGCAAGCAACGCCCGCCGATAATCGTTTTTAGTTTTTCGTTTTGTCTGAGCCATTCTCAAATTCTCAAATCTCAAATCTCAAATTTTATTATTCCACGCCCAACAAAAACCTCTCCGCCTCCTGCAGCAACTGCACGCCCATCGGCGTCCCATGCTGATCATGTATCATCTGTGCAACCCTCAATAGATTGGTTACATACCGGTACCGGCCCTGACCTTTCGCGCGCGAGAACAAAAAATCAATGCATTCCCCGCTCAAACCCGCCGCGCAGGCGCTGCCGGCAACCGCCTTAACATCATTTTTGTATATGGAAAACTTATCGCGTTTAATCGCGATCCTGCTGTATATCTGATCAAACAGATACGCCCTGCCGGACGTGCCTTTCATTTGCTCGTAAAGCCGCTCCTGGCCTACATATACAACGCCGATCCCGCCGCAATCATGCAGTTTGCGGATCAGTTCATACGCCTCCCAGGTCAAAAAATGTGCATCATCTATAATAAGGAGACGATTTGTCCCGCGAAGCTTCTCGATCAGTGCCTGCAAATACTCACTCACACTGCTCCGCCGTCCCACGCCGCCCGCATGCTCTAATATTCGCCGCATAATCTGCGACGGTGTCTTTGTCGTAATGTCCGCAGTCACAAATATGGTCGCCCGGTTTTTTCTCTTATATTCCCGGCAGGTCTCTGTTTTTCCGGTACCGGACTGCGCCAGGGCAGCTCCCATAGTCTGCGTCTGGTCGCAAAACTGCAAAACCTCCCATATCAATATAGATGCCTTTGTCGCCACAAATTGTTTTGTCCCGGACACAAACTGCACATCCTCCTCCCTGGTAAGAAGAGAGAGAAGATCTTTTTCGAGCTCAGGGATGTTCCCTGGGTAGATCTTATTAATGTACTGCGAAATCGCGGCGGTAGATCGATTGATCATCCCCGCGATAATTTTCAAAGATTTTCCCGATTGATCCTTCCACAAACAAAACCGGGCATGAATATCCTGATCATAAACACCGTTTAAATCCTCTTTTAAAGCCGCTTCAGCGCCCATTTAACAACCTCCCTGGGGTCTGGCTTTGACGTTTGACACACGATCCACCGTGTAAAATGTCAATGCCTGACCCCTCTTGTTTTAATGTTTTAAACGTATCAGCCTAATCTTAAACATAAACAGCAATATTTAAACAATGTACGGGCGAATAATTATTCGCCCCTACCATCATCAATCGTCAAATTCAAAAACGTCCGTCCACCCGTAGGGGCGGGCCTTGTGTCCGCCCGGTTCTCAAACGTCAACGGCCTGTATCCTGTTCTCTGTCCTCTGTCCTCTAACGTCTGTCTTCCATCCTCCAACTGCGTAGTCAGCAGCCGGATATCGCCCAGCCCCGCAACCGCCCGCGCCTTTTCCTCTTTCCTGTTTTCACTTTCCTCTTTACTCTGCGTATACGCCCGCGCCTCACGCTCAAGCGGATGCAGCACCCTCACCTTATTTTCCTTGACAGGTTTATCCGGCAGCCACAACTGATATTTTTCCCTCACGCGCTTAATCAATCTTTCCTGCGTGGCGATCCGGTCTGATACCTGATCCATATTTTTAGGATTAATCATCCCCCACTCCTCGGCGACGCAAAGCAGCCGACCTGTCGCCATCCCGCGCCCAACCCCGTCATTCCCGCGCCCAACCCCGTCATTCCCGCGCCCAACCCCGTCATTCCCGCGCCCAACCCCGTCATTCCCGCGAAGGCGGGAATCCATCTGTCTATGTCTGTGTGTATCTGTGGCAAAAATCCAAACCCGCGAAGGCTCAAACGGATTAAACCGCACCGAAACCTCGGCCCCGTTGTAATCCGAAAGCTCCGGCGAATAATAAGTCAGCACCCGTTTAAAGTATTCATGCCTAATCTTCACCTGGCTCCGCTTCACCGTAAGCGGCTGTTTATTCCCATTTGTGCTGATCACCGGCAGAAAAATATAATCAAGCACATCATCCGAAAGAGTAGTAACCGGCATCTGCCGCGTCTCTTCATAATAAATCTGGCGCGGAGACTTCCCGTTATCCACTCCCCGGTTTTTAAAAATATGGTCATTACGCTCTTCTATCACGTCAAAAAGAGCGTCCGTCATTTCATCAATGCTCAACAGTTTATGCTCTCGTTCCAGTTCCTTTATTTCTTTCTGTTGTAATTCGTTTTCCCGGTCATCATGGAGCCGTTTGCAATATCCAGGGATCCCCGTATTTTTAATGCACTTATCCAGCCGCCCGAAATAAGGCTCAATCGGTTTAGCCTGCGGATGCCGCACCTTTGCATGCACGCGCCGGATATCCCGGCACATAACGCCCAGGCCCGATAGCTGGTCAATCAACTGATTTGTATAATTTGATTCTTCAGGTTTGCCCCAGTCCGTATACACCTGCGCCGGCATGCCCCAGCGCACCGCATTAATAAGCGCCTGCCCGACAGTGTATCTATTATAATGCTTGTAGGCGATCGCGCCGAAGGCCATCTGTGTTCTAAAATCCAACCAGCAAAAAAGCTCCAAAGTCACCACATTGCCCGTATAATCAACACAGTAGTAATCAGCCTTATGCTGATCACCCACCAGGCACTCCATAGGCCGATACGCGGTATGATCCCGCTGGATCGCCGGCACAATATCTTCCCTGAGCCCGTGAATGCCCTTGTCGCGGTAAGTTAAAATGCTGCCGGATATTTTTTTATGAAGAGAAAGAAAAGACTCGTAACACCCAAACGCAAGTCCCTGGGCCTTTGCCCGGTCCCGCACGCGCTCATATAAGGTAAGTTTTTCAGCATGGCTGCGCCGGTTGCTCATTATCTCCTCGATCGCCATATGAGCCGCCTCCGGAGCCCAGGCCCTTACCGTAATCCCAAGAGACTCGATCCTGTGCCCGTGATTCTTGCTGCCATTAATCAGCTCTTTGCCATTTTTTACCCGGTCAATCAAACGATAAGCCGATCCCACGTTGTAACCAAAAGATTCAGCAATCTGCCGTATTCGTTCCCGCCGCCCCCGCGCACCCGCAGGCACTGCCAGGCACTCGCAAACCATGCGGAATTTACCGGCCACTTTAGGGTCTTTAAGCCTCTCCGGAGGAACAATAATATTCAACCGCTGGGCCGCCTCGGCATACGCCTCGACAGACTCCTCATCGTCGCGTATCCCGACCCGGTCCAGCATAATCTTCTCCTGGATCTCCGGAGGCAGAGACTCTAAATAAAACCGCCTGTCTCCGCGTTTATTAATAACCTCGGCCCGCCATCCCTCATTAGAGGCTATTCTATTTATAAATTGCACTGATTTCCCTATCACGTCTGCAATTTGACGCGCTGTAACCATGTCATTATCCGCCATCATGCCGCTGCCTTAGATGCGGGTTTAGCAATTCCCGACCTGTGTCTGGGCTCTTTTTTTATCCAGTAGGGCCTGCCCAGTTCTCGCTCTACAGCCTCTTTAACCCTTCGGCTCTCAGCATTCCCGCTTACGACCTGACAGACAGTAACCCGCGATACAGGCGGGTCAAGCGTCCGACCGATCGCGGCCATGCTCATCGGCTCTCCCTTTGATGTCACCATCCCGCCAAATCTTCGACGGGTTATTTCATTTCTTATATCAACTGATATTTTGTGTCTGTAGCTCTCGGATTCCATTTCAACCTCTTTCTATTTTAAAGTTTTTGTCATCGGATACCGGTAAAACTCCGAATCGGCAATCCCGATTATTGTCAACCTTTTAACTCCGCTCTCAACCTCAAACTCTTCATCCGGGCTGATAATAGCGGATACATTCTGGTCATCTCCGCCGTCCGCCGCGTACACAATAATAATATCCACATCCGTATCATTATATATAGTAACAGCCGGCGCCTCCGCCGCGACCTTTGCCTGTTTTTGCAGTTCAAGTTGTTCAGGAGACGGGTCATCCAAAACACACCCGGCAAAAAAGTTAACAAAACTTAACAAAACAACGGTCATCAAAAATCTTGATATTCTCATAATGTCACCTCCATCTTTCCCGTATGGGCAAGTCCTGTTTGGCTCTCCGAAGCCTTAGCGAAGGCGGCTGCCTGCCCGTTTATTCTGTGTCCCTCAATCTCTTTTTTTACCTCAGCCTCACACGCCTCGCAGATCCCGTGCGTCATATCTATCTTAACGCCTTTATAAACCACAGCGTTCCCCGGTTTATAACCCATCACATCGCCGCACCAGGCGCATATCCGTTTTATTTGTCCATCTCCGTCATTCCCGCGCAGGCGGGAATCTATCTTTTTTAAACTATTTTCATTTTTCTTGTTTTCTGGCATGTATTTTGCAACCTTATATATATACGTTCTCAAATCTCAAATTCACAAATCTTAAATTTCTTTTTCTTTTTCCCTCTCTCAAATCTTAAATTCTCAAATCTCAAATTCCTACTTCCAGGCTCTCCAGCGCCAACCGCGCCCTCTTTGTCGCCTTTCTCCTGGCAAGCTCCTCCCTCGCCCATTTTAAAACCGCCACATCCTCCGGCCCTATCACTCCATAACCCAGGGGCTCAACCATCGCGCCCACCGGCGCAGCCGTCCTGAGCACAGAACAAAAGACCACGAGCCAGGGAAGTGAAGGTAACCGGGAGGGGTCATCCTTACACCAGGAGTCAAGGGTAGCCTTGCTGACACTTCCCTTTATTCCATCCTGGCCCGCGATCCTGTTCATCTCATCAACAATCTCGTCCCGTGACATCCGCGATCCGGACATTGCGAGACGTATTTGTCTCTTTATTTCCGCTGTCGGGTTTATTGACCGGCCCTGAAATAACTGTAATTGTTTTTCATCGTACATCCCGGGCTCCGTTTACCCCTGTTTTCAGTCTGAAAACAGATAAAAATAGACATTGCATTTGTCATTCAAATTATTTAAAATACCTAACATGTTTAATAAAACTTTCATTTAGTGAGGTCTCCGTGGAAAGAGAAGAGTTTGAAATTGTTTTAGAACTAATTTTAGAAGCTGTAAGAGAGCAGCTCCTTGACCCCATTGTTCAGGTATTATTTCCAATAGCTCTTTCATCCTGTAAAAACAGGGATGATCGACTTGTACTCGCAGAGGCAATAAAAAGACAGATATCAGACTGGCCGGAAGATACCTTTGCAACACATTATTTAGAGTGGCTCTCCGGGCAGCTCGCCTCTGAAAATATAATTGATCCATCCGGATCTGATAAATCATTGAATACTTTTTTAAAGATTGTGAAAAAGGACGATCCGAAACCCGATTAATAAAATTTGTTAATGACCGGTATGTTTCCATAGTGCCCCCTGAATGGGTTATAAATGCAATTTAAACATGTTAGATACAATATAGGCATTTTCGAACCTTGTCAACTCAAAAATGAGTTTCTAAAACTTTTTTTTGAATATTTTTATAAAATAGGCTAACGTTTTGTTTTTACTACATATATGCAGGTTTCTAATTTAGTTTCTAAAATTTTTTATTTTTTGGAAACCAAAAAAGGTAATAATGAGTATAGGAAATAGGATAAAACAGGTAAGAGGGGGGCTTTCAAGAGAGGACTTCGCCGCAAAATTAAGTATTGATAAAAGTTCTATTCAAAGATATGAAAATGATGAGAATATCCCGAAGGGTGACGTTTTACAAAAAATCCATAAACAGTTTAATGTTAATATAAATTGGCTTTTAACTGGACAAGGTGAACCGTATAAAAAAAACAGAGTTATTGGCCTTGAAGATCCTGTCGGTCTTTATGGCAAAACAGAACAGATTATAGCAGGTGGTAAAAATTTCAACGTCACATCTTTTTCGCCGTCAGGCGGCGATCCTGGCGAATCATCTAATCATCAGGATCCTTTCATTGCAGCGGTGGCCGCGTTAAAAGAAATATACGATTCAAACGATCCGGTATTTGTCCCGGCCATAGCCTCTAATATAAGGGCCTTTAATATGGCGGTTTTTAATAAAAAATTCATCCAGGCCCAGGGGGAAACCATCCAGGAGCTGAGGATAGAATGTGAAAAGCTTAAGAACCGTATGGAATCATTAGAGAATCAGGTAAAACTGATTAAAGGGGGCAACCCGGAAGATACAAAGTTAAAAGATCAGGTAATATAATCTTTATCACTTTTTTATGCTATTATCAAAGCAATTTATAATCTTATTTTTAAAATAATACTAAGGATGGTCTTTTTATGAGAAAATTATTATATGTTGTTTTAATACTGGTATTATTGTTTCTGGCATGTGGCGATCCGTCCCCAGAGCAACAAGCAGCCTACGCTGCAGAGGCCGAAAAGCCTGCTATCACTATTCTAAATGATTCCGATTTTAATATTGTAATAAGTTATTCAACCGTTCCCGGGGCGATTGATAACGTCGACGCGATAATTAAACCAGGCGACGAATATGAAATAGAAAGCGGAGTAAATTTATTCACGATCCATGATGCATATTAATTAAAAGTAGTCTCATTTTATACTTAGTTGATCCCCAAAAAACGCCTTTTAATCGGTGATTGAATCGCATTTTATGTTTTGTCAAATCGCTAATAAAAATTATAAATATATCTCTATCTATCTAATATTTCACATCATCCCGCCATATCCCACCTAATCCCAATTAGTCACCTAATATAATTCTCTCTTTATTAATTTCCCTTTGCATTTGTTTCACCGCTTAACGGGTTTTTCACTGGACCGGCTTTTGGGTTCCCGTGCAAAAAAGGGTTAGGCACAACAAAAAATCATGAAGCCCTACCTGCTACTTCTCTCTAGAACGATTGCAGTTCGCTATCAATTCTCTGGTC